TTTTTTTTTTCAAGCAGAAGACGGCATACGAGATCTAGTACGGTCTCGTGGGCTCGGAGATGTGTATAAGAGACAGGTATGGGAAGATATTAAACGAATGCCGAATAAACTGCCTACTCTCGTAGGATTTGCCCGGGAAATAGGCGTATGCTACGCTACGCTGTTTAACTGGATGGATCCGGAACATGGCTCTTTTCAGAAAGATTTTTTAGATATAGTCACGCGCGTATCAAAGGAATTGCAGAAAGAGCATTTAATCCAAAATGGCTTGCAGGGGCTTTATAATCCCCAGGCTTTCAAGTTTGTGGCAATAAATGTAACGGACATGAAGGATATCAAGGCTCACGAAATAGGCGGTGAAGATGGCGGACCCATCCCTGTCTCGATAGTAGATTACAGCAAGATAGACCTTGGAAAAATTAAGAATAAAAGTCAAGCGTAGCGCATAGTATGAAATTATATGTTTATAAATATAGCAAAATCAACGGTTTATAAAACTGGTAGTCGGATTGATTATCTGAATAATGGGTTTTTAGCTTAAAAATGGTGATGACAATACCGAACAACCAGGTCAATAGCGGCTGGCATTACTGGCAGTTGGAATACCTAAATTACTTCGACAGGGGATTGGCTCGGTTCGCCATGTTGGAGTGGCACAGAAGGGCGAGGAAGACTACTCTGGCGGTCAATCAGCTAATCAGGCAGGCTTGTAAGCACGCCTTCTGTAAATATGTCTATATTGGTCCAACGCAAGTCCAGACACGCGAAATGGTCTGGGACGATCCGAATATGCTCCGTAACGCCCTGCCCGACAAGAGGGCGATGGGGTACAGGCTGAATGAGACGAAGATGCTGGTTAAATTTGCTAACGGCTCGATGGTCAAGTTTGGCGGTTCTGATAACCCTGACGCCTTGAGGGGCATCGATGCTGTTGGTGTAGTTCCTGACGAATTTTCTGAGCAAAGCCCTACGATATGGACGGCCATTTTCCGACCGATTATATCAGGCGAGGTTGTGTTCGCCCGAAAGAAAAGCCAGGGGGAGATAACGCCGGACATGCGGTGGGCTTTGTTCCTTTACACGCCGAAGGGGCCGAACCACGCTACGATGATGTTCAATAACGCGGCCTGCATAGCCGACGAGGGAGAATTGCCGACGTCAGGAATGCCTAAGCAGTGCAAGCCGGGCTGGTTTGCAAGCAGATTGATAGCAGACGAGTCCGGCATTATATCAAGGGAAGAACTCGACCTGTTGTTGGAAGAGGTCAAGCAGGGGTTGATACCATTATCTTTATATGAGCAGGAGTATCAATGTAAGCGTGTGACCGAAGAGGAACGGACGTTAATCACTTCTGCAATGCTGGAAAGGCTCAAGACACGCAACTGGGACTCCATACGGCCTACTGTGCCGGAGAAGCGGAGAATTGTTGCTATTGACCCGGCGTTCACCGGAGATTTGTGTGCGATGAAAGGCTTTGAGAACGGTCGGGTATTGAAGGAGCACGCCATGCACTACAATATGACCTCAGAGGTAGTCTTCGAGGGCAAGCGTATGGCGAAAGACATAGGGACGAAGAACTTCATCGTTGACTGTATCGGCAACGGCAAGGGTGTAGCGGACGGGCTTGCGGAAGATGAGATGAGATATAACGTCCAGTATTTTGACAGTGCGGGAAAGGTTGAAAACTCCAGGATGTATGCGAACAGGAAGGCCGAGGCCGTTAATTTCGTTGCCGGCAAGATTGCCAGGTGCGAGGTAGAGCCTATTGAGGATTACGAGACCCGCAGGCAGATGGTATATTTATCGAGGTACAAGACTAATGGGCGTGGTCTGATGTTGATGAGACCCAATGATGAGGTCAAGAAGGATTTAGGATGCAGTCCAGATAAGGGTTTGTGTTACGTTTATGGTATCTGGGGACAGGAGCGGGTAAGTCCTGAGATAAAAGGCGACTGGTCTCGCAGGCACGAAAAGGACAAAGTCAGAAACCCGCTGGCATTTTAGGAAAATGATTATATGACAGTCAAAGGTAAAACGGTCAAGCATTGTCACGGCAAGGATGCGGGCAAAACGATTAAGAGGCACAAGACTCATGCCGCTGCCGTCAAACATCATAAGGCAATTATGGCGAACAAATAATGCCTGACGAAGAAGACATAGAGCCGAAGACCGAAGACGAGATAATGGTCAAGGTCAAGCATTTCAGGGACACGGGCATTACCGGCGCTCAGAGCCGTTTTGACCAGATGAGGAAGTCCGAGGACTTTGCCATCGGCGTCAATCAATGGCCGCCGGAGATATTGGAGGCCAACAAGAACAAGGGAAAGTTTAGTCTTACAGTCCCGATTATCGGCCCGCAGATAAACAGCGTCACCGGCTCTCACATTCAAAATCCGCAGGATTTCAAAATAAACCCGCTTCGTGACGGCTCTGCCACAATAGCCAGCTTATTGACCTCTTTGGCGAAGCACGCCACAGACTCCGAGCATTACAAGTTTCAGGAGTCCCAGATGTTCATGTCCGGGGTGACTACGATGGAAGGTGACATGCTCATAACGCTGGACTGGAGTGATGACCCGAAGCACGCCAATTTACACATCGAGAAGCTTAACGAGCACGAGGTCTTATGGGACCCGTCGTGCCTTGTTTACGACCCGAATCATCGCAGGTCGGGGGCCAAATTCGTTATATGGGAGCCCTGGATAGACAAAGACCTTATAAACCAGGAGTATCCCGACCAAAAGGAAGTTCTTGCCGCGCAGGGGACAGGCCGCCGGAGCGGAATAGTTATGGGCGCTATCAATGCGATAGTGAACATGATGGTCGGCAGGACGCCGGCAACCGAGGCGACTTTCGGCTCTTACGAGCGCGGCGACATAGAGGTAGCTTCGAAGTTCAGGTACAGGATGACCCATACATGGTGGCGATGGCCGAGGAAGTGCATACTGCTTTATGATTCGCGCCGGTCCGAGCTGGACGCGATACTGGCGGTCGAGAGCAAAGACATTAAGTCGGCGAAGGATGCGGCGAAGAAATTCCCGCAGGTTTTCGAGGCCGCAGAGGTGATAAGGTACGTAATACATCACACGATAAGTTGCGGCGACGTATTTCTCGAAGACAGGATTGACGAGCTGAACGGCTGCTGGATGTTCCCCATAGTCAGGTATAATCCGTATTTCATCAACGGACGAGCATCAGGCATCAGCGAGAAGCTGATCGGCACCCAGGAGATGATAAACTATTCGTATTCCGGCCAGATAAATGCCCTTAAGCAAATGCCCAATTCTGGATGGATTATAGGCGATGACCCATCCGGCGAATATACGAGATGGCTTGAGGACCATTCGGGGCAGGATGGCATTATCATCAATAGAGAGAAGGCCGGGGGTTTTATAGATAAAGTCAAAAACAATGAATTTCCCGCAGGCTTTAACGTTATCACCGAGCAGGGCATAGAGCACGCCAAGATGATTACCGGGATACGCACAGAGGACCCGACAACCGACAAGGACAGGGTAATGGGCGCGATAGCCCTTAAGCAGAACGCCGCGGCAAGGGACCAGGCGGTCATCCATGAGAACTGGAATTATACGCAGTCGATAGCAGGCAATCTTATAATTGAAATCATCAGGCACAACTCGATATACAGCGAGGACGAAATCAGGGAGATAGTTGACAAGGCCGAGCTGCTCGATAAGGAATATATGAATCAGGCCAGAGAAACTGCCGTTGGCCTTTTGGAAGGCCAGGGCGTATCGGTCCCGTCGGAATCACCCCGCCCGGACATTGAGAACATGCAGAATTTGTCCCCCGAGATACAGCAGGCGACAATAGACCAGTACGAGGAAGATATGGCCTTAATGCAGGAGATACAGGCCCAGATAGACGAGATTGCCCGACCGATAGCCGAGCAAATGTTGCTGGATGATATACGTCAGATTAAAAAGGGCAAATACAATACTAAGGTGAGCTTGAGTCCTGCGGCCCAGACCGCAAAGATGGCGCGGCAGTACGAGCTTGTCGAGACCAATAAGATGCTGATTGAATCGGGACATTTACCGATAGGCCGCAAATTTCTTTTGCAGAACACCTCTCTGCCTAACAAGGAAGAGATAATCGAAGAGGGCGAGCAGAGAATGGCGGCAATGGCACAGGCGGGGTAAATAAATGGGAACAATAGGCGTCGATACTTTAGCAAGCAGGATAAACAATGTAATTAATATCCATCGACAGGCAGAAGATATAACTAATGCTGAGGTTATAGGTGTTTTGGAGCTTATCAAAATGGACTTACATCAAGAAATGCTTGAACCAGAAGAAGATGAAGATGAAGATGATAATGAAGAACTTTATGGAAAAGATATGTGAAAATTGTAAATTCTTTGAGATAGCGGGAAAGGATTTGAATGTTTGTAAAAAGTTGTCATCTGAATTATTCTGTCCTGAGCCTATGTTAAGCTGCGCTACAGGTGACGAAACCGAACCATTCATTTCTGTAAGTCCTGAATATGGTTGTGTTCTATTTGAGAATAAATAATGAAAAATTTTAATGTCCATGTAAAGCACGGAATATCCCTGAGCCGCATCAGGGAAAAGACTCAGGTCGGCCTGGAACCCAAATATCAGAGGAATTTCAGGGGCGTTGATTTGATGATGGACGCCAAAGGCATATACAGTAATAGTTCCCGTTACCGGAAGAACGTAGCCCGTATGAAGGGTCTTTGCAGGGGCTGTGAGAATTTCGTTCCGAGCAAGGCGAAAACCACGACGGGAGAGCATTGCAGTAAGGAGTTTTGTATAAAATGAGCGGCGACAACGGCGAAAAGAAACCATTGATGGAGATAACTGAAAAGGACAAAGACGCCTTCCTCCATGTTGCTTTGAATTTAATTGAGCATTTGACCGGCAAGGTGGCTTTTATCGGTATCAAGCAGGAGGCCCTCAATACCTTCCCGGATTTTGAGAAGCCCGTCTTTGCCTGGGACAATTCCAAGCAGCAGTGGATGATGACACTTCCAAAGCCGCCGAAGCCGAAGAAGACCATAATGACACCGAGCAGAGACCTTATTATGCCGAATTAAGGAGAATGAAATGAAAAAAGTAGAAGATATGACAATACCGGAAATGCGGGAATTTGCTGCTAAAGCCGAAATAGATATACCGCCAAATCTGAAAAAGAAGGATGACATCCTTGAATTTCTCAAGAATCATGGAAAAGTGAAACCAACTGCCGATCCGCCACGGCCTCAATGCCCAACTCCTAATCAGATACAGGAGGACAGGGACAAAAAAGAGGCCAAGATACCTTTGAGCGAAAAAGACAAGGCCCGTCTTGCAGGGCTTGAAAAACTTGCCCGGAGCGGCAAGTCTCCGGATATCGACCAGATGAAGGAATTGAGAATACTTCGTCTGCGAAAGAGGATTACCCCGCTGTCCGTAATCGAGCAGAGGGAGCTTGACGAGCTGGTGCTGAAGGCCGAAGGTAATCCGATAGACGGCTCGAACAGAAGCGGCCTGCCGGACGAAGAAAGATTAACTGAATTGAGAAAAAGGAGTGAATTGAAATGAAATTGAGATATTTAATTTTATGTTTGGGGATATTGCTTATCATCGGTGTTTGTATATCTATTGCTCAAGATCCAAATACGGCCGCAGTTGAAAACAAGCCGCGCCAGATATTAATGCCGAAAGACACAAAGCTGCCCGTCAGGTACAGGTGTCCTGTTCACGGCATCACCACTATTACGATGACGATAGAATGCGACGGTGTAAAAAAGGTCTATTGCAAGAAATGCGCGTTGAAGCTTGTCTCTGACTTTTTCGATTTGAACCTGCCGAAGTTAGAGGTTGTGAAATGAAGAATTATATAGCGATACCGGTCCTGGTTTTACTGAGTCTGATTGTTTTCGGCTGCGACGAAGACTCGGCGTGTTTAGGGGCAAAAGGAGAAGAGGTTGCCTGTGAACCTAATTTCACAGGTTATGATATAACAGGTACGGATGATATATTTTTATACAATTCCGAAACCGACCCTAACTTTACATTTGAATACAATGATGGCAGAGTTAGCGAAATTTTAAGCTTTACATTGAAAGGTGATGAAATCATATGTGATAAGAGTCCGAGAGAGCCTGCGGACAGTAAAGAGCTTATTCACGCTCAAAAGCTGGAGATTGTGAAATGAAGAAAAAGAGCAAAAAAAGAAAACGCAGACTTGCGGTTATGTTGAAGAACCGCGAAAAGACAAAACAGAAAGCTGTAGTTGCTATCAGCACCATAATTCAGGCGGCAAAGGAACTTGCCGCGGCGGAAGAGCTACTATCCAAAACCCTACCACAAGAAACCAATCAGAATGGAAAAAGTCGAAGCGGCCCTAAAGCAAAGGGCGGCTCATCGACTAACAGCAGCCCGAAGGCGGTCGAAGAAATTGAAAAATCAAGGGGTGTTTAGTAAATGAGAAATTAAGAACCTTTCAAAGCCAAAAGAGTAGGCATCATCGGGTCGCTACCGTTGAGATGCCGTATCATCGCGCCTATACGGAGGCCGTTGGAGCAACCGGACAGAGTTGTAATCTGACGGCCTTCTTCTTTTGGAAGGGGTAGAAAAATGAAAAGAGCTGACAAATGCATGTACTGCAAATACTGGAAGATGCTTGTTGGGATACAAAGCGGTTATTGCCGCAGGTATCCACCGAATCCGAATGAAGAAGGCAAAGTGACAAAAAAAGCGCCGAAAACCAGATTCGACTGGTGGTGCGGAGAATTTACAAAGAAAGAATAAGGCTATGGAGAACGAAAAAGAAAACGAGCAACCCCAAAAAAAGATGAGGGACATATACAGCCGGGATGTTCTGGTTGACCTGCTTCTGCGGGCAAGGTTCGTCGATGTCCTTAAGACCGAAAAGCACGTTGCAACACACAACTTCTTAATGGAGATAATTCAGGAGGCCATCGGGAAAGATGGCGAAAAGTACATTAAATTCCTTAGTGGAATAGCAATGCAGATTTTAAGTTTATAGGAGAATAGTATGACTAAGACAAAACGAAAAAAGCTAAAGAACATGAGTAGGACGGAACTTATTGCTTATGCCAATAGCTGTCCTGGCGTTGTATTGCAGCCCAATATGAACATGAAACAGATAGTCAACGCTATCCCGTGGAAGTTCAAAGACCACGACGGCGGAGAAAAGGCCGAGGCCGAGCCAAAGACTGAGGCTGAAAGATTGGCTAATCTCGACGCCAGGGAGGCCGAGCTTGACGCCAGAGAGGCCGCAATAAATGAAGCGGCCAAAAACCTTAATGCCGGACAGCAAGGTGCCAAAAACGTAATCGAGGAGCCTATCGTTCCGCCATTGAAGAACAAGTCAATTATTGATGCGGTTAAAGTCAAGGCTAATGCCGAGCTTCGCAGGTATATCTCAATGGATGGACAATAC